TATTTGTTACTATCGAATATTCGTTTCCAAGCTCCCATAGCTGTGTTGCAAGTAAAGTTGTTTCAGAAATCACTTGTGTTACATAGCCAAATTCATTAGTGGTTAAATTACTTATAATATCCCCTGCTTTTACGCCCGAACTAATAAACGTTGCTGTTGTATTTAAAACAGTATTAGAAGCTGTTGGGCCAGCCTGGTCTATTGTTCCGCTTGTAACAAAGTTGGGGTAGTAGTTTAATTTATTTATTAAGCAATAGTCTGAAGGTAAGTTAAATAAATTTAAAGCAGAATGGCTTAGAGCTTTTATCTGTGAAAAACTATCTATAACCTCTTCATAACCTTTAGTTATATCAGCCAAACCTGTGCCCGATTGTCTTTTGTTCTCTTGGTTAATTTGATAATTATATTGATAAAAATAATCTTCAAATATATCCAATTGAGCTTGCTTAGCATACAAATTGAAATCATTGGGCGTAATGTAGCCAAAGTTATTTTTATTCAACAATGACAGTACGGTTTCACGCACTGAATTTATCATACTCATCTGTAAATATCTTTTGTACAAAGATAAGCAAAAAAAAAGAGGCCACGTTTTCATGACCTCCTTTTGGAGAATTGACTATGAGCAATCAATTACGTTTTTATAAATAACTCATTCAAATATATAACTTATTTTTCACTTTCTAACTTTTTTTCTAAAAACTTTAGCGTCTCTATACCATCATCAGATTGAAGGTATGAAGCTATAACGTATAGTGGGTCTTCGCCAAAAGGTAAAGTCAACATTCGTTTTTTGTTTGAAGACGTATTAAAATATACGTCTTTTTTAGAGTTCTTATAAATTAAAATCTTTTTATTAAACAATTGAGTGATGGTAGCTTGAAGCTTCATCATCGGGTCGTTAATAGCTGACAAAAAATCTTGTGAATGATTTTCTGCAAACACAAGCAAATCTCTGCGTAATTCTGAGGATGTTATCTTAGATGGGTCTATACCAAATAAAACACTGGATATGTTTTCCACTTGCTCTATAGTTAGACTTCGAGCTTCAATCAAAGCGTCTACACGTGAGTTTAATTTATCCACATCTTGTTGCGCATCAGCCTCTTGGTTAACCTCTACAAAACGTTTTCCGTTCATAGGGTGGTAATGTAAGAACTCCTGAAGCACCGGGTTAGTTTTAGGTACGCTTAAAAATCCATCTTCAAAAATGATAGGTTCAACGATAGCGTTGCCGTCCTGCTCGTCTTCAAAAGGGCTATTTTGGTTTCGTGCATATCGTAGCGGCCTGTTTGTTCCGGTTTCCTCGTCAAAGTATAATAGAGGGTTTCTACGATTATGTCTTGTTGGCAGCATAAAAGATAATGGCGCTGCGTTTCTGGTTAGTTTGTAGGCTTTATCTACAAGTTGCTTTCTTTTTTTCATTTGAATATAATTTAATTAAAATAATAAAAAAGGGAGTGTCTTTGAAGACACCCCCTTTTGGTAATGTACTAATCTGTAAACAAGAAGAAGTTGTTTGCACCCATTGTACAAACACATCTTTCTGATAGGAAGTTAACTTCCATCGCATCTAAATCCGATGTAGCAGCTCCACCAGCAGAACCAGTAATCCACGTTTTGTAACGTCTGTCTTCAGTTTCTGAAGCACGGTAACGCACGTGAAGGAATGGTCTCTTAGCGTTTTTGCCAAGGATTTGGTCATACACTGTAGTTGAACCAGCAGGAACTAATAGTCCGTTTACACGTCCTGAAGTTGCTCCGCCCGCTAAACCACCGCGCATAGTTGGGTCATTTAGGTATTTCCAATCAGACTTGTAGAAATCATAACCTCTACGGAATCCTGTGAAACCTAAATTTAACGCCATCTCTTCGTCATTGTCAAACAATCCGTAAGATGTACCACCAGCTCCGTAAGAGTTTTGAGCTGCTAACATATCGTCAATGTCAAAGCCAAAGTCTCTGTTCAAGAAAATTACATTTTCTTCAATAGCACCCTGCTTATCTAAACGAGAAATAATAGCGTCAAAATCTCCAAGTACTGATGGGTTTCCGCCAGCATAAAGGTTACCTCTTGTGCTAACCGCATGGAATATACCTTCGGAACCTTTGTCTCCTACTTGGTCAGATAGAACCTGAGCTTTAACTCCTGAACCAGCTTCTGCAGGAACAGCTTCAATCATTGCAGTCTCAAGATAGTCGTCAAAACGAAGTCTTGTTTCGTGCTCTGATTTTAGATACCATAGATATCCGCTCGCTCCATTTTCTGTAGTTACTTCAATCCATCCGATTTGAGCCATATCTGAACCAGATACTGCATACTTATCTTTAAGAATGATTGGAGAGTTGTCAAAGATTTCATCTTCTGCCTCTAAAGAACCTTGCATTCCGTTAGTTCCTTTTTTAAATTCAGAACCATAAATGAAGATTGTTGCGTCAGAATTTCCTAATCCTGTTCCACCTGTATAACCTTGCGCATCATAGAATGCTACAGTTACTTGTGCATTAGCTAAATCAGTAGCTACTACAAGTCCTTTGAACTCGCCTGAACCATCGTTGTTAGCAATAACAACTGTTTGACCTACACGAATAGCAATTTGCCCTGCAGTAAGTCCTGTTGCAGCTCTATCTGGAACTAAAGTATCGTTGATTTGGAAAACTACTTCTCCACCTGCAACTACTGCGCCTGCTCCTACTTTGATATACTTGGTGTGTAATCTACCTTGCTCTGCCCATTTAATAAGGTCTGAGTTAGAAGGTAGTTCTGCTCCTACTAACCGAAGGAAAGAGGAGATTGTTCGATTACCGTAACGCTCAAACTCTTTTTCATAAGTATCAGGTAGATACTGATTCAAAAAGTTGAAATCGGTAATATAGTTTGTAGCTAAAGCCACCTGTTGTGGTGCTGGCTGTAGCTGAAATGTTGGGGTTGCTTGTACTGAACCTGCCATAATAATTTGTTTTTTTTAAATTGTTTAACTTTTTCTTTTAATACTCTTGATTTTTAGCCCTTTCCCTGAGGAAGAACTGATTGAGCGATACTGCGTTTTACCCTTTGTTGTAACCTCTGGAGCGTTTCTCGTAGTCATGTTTATATTTTTCATCTTACGATTTACGTCTTCAGTCGCATCGGATTTGCCTTGTTCATAAAAGAACTTAGCAAACCTATCTGGGTTAAGCGCAGCAGCTAAAGCTTTATGGTAACCGGCAGCGTCTTTAATTAATCCTTGGTCATCTAAATACTTGCCAATGAATTTCATTGGGGTATCTTGAGCCTTTTTAATTTCGTCCACTGAGCCACCAGGGTTGTAAAGAACTTTAGTGTCGCCAATAGTAAAGTTAAAACCTTTAAACTCACTATTTAGGACTTTGTCCGTCTCTTGGTTAAACCAAGAAACCTTTCGGGCTTGTTCTTGCTCGAAAGTTTTAGCTTGCTCCACATATTGCTTATAGCTTTTATATTCTTCACTGTCTTCGGAAAAAGCCCCCGTACTTGACTCAAGAGGTTGCTTATACATTTCCTTCTGTTCATTGAAAAACTTTTTAGCTTTTACAATTGCTTTCTTTCTTGCCAGCTTCACCTTTCTTACTTGAACTTCATCATCCAAAGTTTCGTCAAAAGAATAGTCGTCCATCAACAACTCTGCGTCTTCTTTGTCTAAACCTTCTTCTGTGGCCAAGATATACTCGGTTAACAACTGGTCTTCAGGCATGTCATCAAAGTTTCTGTTTAACTTAACGTAGTCTTCAATTCCTCTACCTGTTTTCTTTTTATACTCAAAATAAGCAGAAACATCTTCTGGTAATTCTTCAGATTCTTTTCTTTCTTCAAGTAAATCTGAAACAGAATTTATCTGCTTATCGTATCTATTCTTAATAAATGAAAGAACGTCTTCCTCGTTTAACTCTGAGGATTGAGTTGATTCTTTTTCTGTAGTGTCTTCAGGCTCTACAGTTTCTATTTCTTTTTCGGGCTCAGCGGTATTACTCATATCCACTTTCTCGATATCAGGAGTCTCGTTTACCTCTACGGTTTCCTCCTGGTGTTGTTGCTCTGCTTTTTCAAGCAATTGCTCTTCTACTTGCACTGCAGACTTTC